CTCGGCCGCCTCCGTTATCGCTTCCAGCACCAGCCTATCTTTTACCGACGCTACTAGCGTGGCCCAGGCTAACGCTCGGTCTAACGGATCCTTTGCCCTAGTGGCCACAGCATCTTCCGGTCTGCCCGTTACCTTCACCTCCACCGTTACTGCCGTTGCCTCTATCGTGGGTAATATCTGCACCCCCGTCACTCCAGGCGTGACCAACATCGTGGCAGCCCAAGCTGGATCTACCGCTTACTCCGCTGCCTCTACCGTCACGCAATCACTCGTCATCGTGGAAAAGCAGTTCGCCTGGCTAGATCTGCGCTGGGAGCTGACCGATCTTCAGATCGATGCCCGTACCCGTGCCGTCTCAAGCGCAAAAGGGAATGGGGCCGTGCTCACCATTCGCCAGGGAGACGCTCACGACCTAGCCGTTTTCTTCACCGATCCAGCCGGGGCCGCCATCCTTATGGCGCCAACTGCGCTAAAACTTTGTATTCGCGAAAAAACAAATCGGCGTCCTGTTGTTTTGGAGACCACCGCCTTTACCCCAGCAGACTTTGGCGGCTTTGATCCGTACTATCAAATCACCTTCACGGCCAACAACGATTCGCTCCAACGCTTTGTCGCGTTTAATGGCGTAGCCGATAACTCTGACGCTATCCCAGCCATAGGCGAAGTCGAATGGATCTACGGGGGCAAGGTCTACAGCTCCAAACCATTCACCGTGAATATCGTTCCAGAAATTGAGCGGGAAATATCGGACGTATAATGGCCGCCTCCTACGACATCACGATCGAGCAGGGGACGGATTGGACGCGCGATCTATTCCTGACCACCGCCACCCAGGGGGCCATAGATCTGACTAGCCGCACGTTCTCCGCCCAGATCCGCCAGATGCCAGGGGGTACCGTAGTCACGCAGATTGCGACTAGCGTAGTATCAGCGGCAGGCGGGCAAGTGCGCCTCACCGTCACCTCGGCCGCCAGCCTGCTCGTGCCTACCAGCGGGGCGAAGTATGACCTAATTCAAGTAACTAGCGCAGGAATTGCCACCCGGTTGCTGGAAGGCGTGGTGACACTATCCCCAAGGATTACAATACCATGAGCGATATTTATCTACAGATCACCGAAACGCCCACCGTCGTTACATTAAGCGCACCCGTCGTGTCTGGGACGCTTTCTTCTACCGTCACCGTGGCAAACACCGTCACCGTGGCGCTGGACAGCAACAGCCTGAGTGCGTTGGAAAACGTGACCGTGACTGTCGGAGCCGCAATTACCGGCACCGTCACCATCAGCAATTTTCCAGCATCACAAGCGGTTACATTTTCTGCGGTTACTATTTCAAATTTTCCAGCCACTCAAGCCGTTTCCTTGGCATCCGTTCCCACTCATGGCGTAACGCTGGCCAGCACGACAGTGACCGTCAGCTCCCTCCCCGTTATCTCTGGCACGGTGACGGCGAATCTAGCTAGTGTTGTAACAACTGATTTATATTCGGTTTCAAGTGCAGTTAAAGTAACAGGGGCGGATGGACAAGGAGTTTTGCTTGGCGGGTTAAACATTTCTAATAATCCTGAAAATGTTTATGAGGGAGGGGCAATTCCCGTTCGTGGGCAAGTCGGAATGGATGTCCCCATCTCTGGCACGGTCACAGTCGGGAACAGCGTCACCATCTCTTCTCTTCCTGTAATTAGCGGAACTGTAACAGTTGGAGCATTTTCTAGCGTTAGTGTTGGGTCGGGTGCTTTGCTTGCTGGCGGCTTAAGATTTGGAAATGTGGTGGGATTAGCTTTAGATGGTGGAACTGGATATTTACAAGTAAAGGTCGAGTCAGCTCCCTCAATCTCTGGAACAGTTACCCTCGGAGCAGGCACGGCACAGATTGGCTCTGTCACCGCATCCATCAGCGGTACAGTGCCCATCAGCATCTCCTCCGTCACGGTTGGGAATAGCGTCACCATCGGCTCTCTCCCTGCGATTAGTGGGACGGTCACCGCAAACCTATCAATCTCATCTACCGCCATCACCTCTGGCAGTTTTACATCACTCACATCAGCCACACTCGTCCCTTCCAATACCGCTCGCAAGATGGCAACCGTCTATAATCTTGGAGCAGGGCAGTTATTTGTGAACGCAGGAGCAACGGCAACAACGCTAGGCGGCGGGTTTATGGTGGCTTTATCCAGCGGTGATTTTTACGAGTGCGACTACACCACCACTACGCTTTCCGCAATCTTTGCCACCGCTGGAACTGCAAGTTGGGTTAGCCACTAGAAAGAGTAGAAATGCCCTTATATTCGGCGGTCGCCCCGTTGCCAGTTAATCGAATTAAAAATAGATTATTCGACCCAGCCGCAAGGGATTATATTCTGCGAGTTGAGGCCGCAGATGGGCAGAGACTTGAATCACAAGTGCGTGGAGCTATTAACGCATTTGTACTGGGATGCAAAGCTGACGGAATTTGGACTTCACTTGTAGCCACTTGCATTATGGCTGGGGCAAGAACTGTTGCTGGGGCAATTACTCCTCTAGTTGGAAATGCACCCACAAACAATAATTTCGTAATTGGTGATTACAGCAGGACGCTTGGATTACTTGGCAACGACTCAAACAAATATCTTGCTACTGGCTATAATAATAACGACACAACCAATTTTCCTCAAAATGACTCGCATATTTCTTGTTATGTTTCAGCAAGTCAGACAGATGCAAGTGGTGTATTGGTTGGAAATAGTACTGCATTAGGGAATTTTTTATTAATTGCACACTCAACAACAACTAATACTATATTTAGAAACAGAACAACCACAAATAATAGAACCGTTGCTCTAGCTCCGCTTGGATTCCAAGCAATATCAAGGGATGGCGCAACTAGTTTAATTTCAAGACAAACATCATCTGGCGGGACAATTTCTGATTTAAGCCAAACAACGGCATCTGGCACGCCATCTAATCAATTATATGGCGTGTTTGCTTCTGGTATTGGTGGTAGTCCAACATCAGCTAGACTTTCTTTCTACTCAATCGGCAAAAACCTTTCTATTCCAAACTTAGACACCAGAGTAACAACCCTAATGTCCACTCTTGCGAGGGTTATAGTATAATGCCCCTCCTCCTCATCGCCCTCTTGCTCTCCTCCTGCTCACCACGGCCAGTAGAGAACACAGGACTGCCGAATTACGAGTACGGAGAAATGCAAGCCGCCGAGGACGCAGGCCGAACTCCTAGCAAATGAGCAAAGACGAACAAGCCTGTAAAGCTCTGCAGTATCTATTAGACGAGGGCTTCATATCGTTAGGCTACATCGACGGCAAACCAGCGGTCTATCTGACCACGAGCTTACTAGAAGCAAGAAAGGCCATCACAAAGCTAGTATCTAACGACTCAGCAGATTGGTGGAAGTGAGTGCAGACCAAGTAGCGGAGCTGAGCGAACGACTGGCTCTAGCTCGAGAAGCGATAGCAAGAATAGAAACCCGCCAGACAGTAATTCTGGATTTACTAGAACGCTCTCAAGCCAGCCTAGGCGAGTACCACGGCCGTCTGACTAACATGGAGCGCGACGCCCACACGATAAAGACTAAGCTGTGGCTAGTGGCGCTGGTATCCGGGGCAGTGTTCAGCACGATCTGGGAACTGCTCAAGCGCCGGCTCAGCTTTTGACACCTCGTCTGCTGGCATGGACATACTCAATAACATACTCAATAACTGGCAGTCGTATCTCGGCGCCCTCTCGGCCGTGCTTGTCGCCGCCATCGCAGTCGCTTCTCTCATTCCTGGCGACCAGCCGGAGAAAAGCCTGCAAGCCGTAGTTGATTTTCTCAGTAAATTCTCGAGAAAGTAGTCGCCCATGATCGCCGGAATCTTAACGGCGCTGGGCGGGATAACTGGGATCGTATTGTGGTTCTTAAAACGCAAATCGCCCCTGCAACGAAACTGGGAAGCCATAGAGCTAGAGCGACGCAGGCGGCAGAGAGACATAGATGCGTGGTGGACTAAACGCCCTCCTACTGATTAGCGCTTTGGCGCTGTGCAGCTGTGCCACGACGCAAACGCAAGACGGCCCGCCGCCTAGCCCAGACAGCATCAGCTACTTCATCTACCAGTGGGACAAGGCTGAACGCACCAACCCCCCGTGCCCACAGTCCTATCGAGACTTATTTGCGGAATCGCTCAAAGCGCTTTCTGATAGCCTGGCAGAAACTCAACGCGAGCGAGCGAGGCAGTGACTACGCTGACTGAGGCTGGCTCCCGCACTATGCGGGCGATCGGCACACTAGACGTCAGTTTCCAAAAACAGGTGAGGGGCTGGGTCAACGAAATGGTCACCAGCCGAATCGAGCCGCTGATCTACTGCGGCCGGCGCACAATGGAGGAGCAGTCGGCGCTCTATCAAAAAGGCAGGACAAGCAAAGGCAAGATCGTGACCAAGGCCAGACCAGGGGAAAGTTATCATAACTACGGCCTCGCGTTTGATTGGGTGCCGCTAAAAAGAACGGCTAAAAATGCGGATCTATGGGTTGCGGATTGGGATGATGAAACCGCTTTTCGCCTAGGCGAGCACGTGGGGCTGAGCTTTGGGCTAGTCGGCATCAGCTGGGAGACAGGCCACTTGCAGACAAGTTTGTTTAAGAGCTGGCGTGACATTCCACGCAACCCTGTGGAACAAGTAAGGGTCAAGGACATACCGCAAAAATCGAAGGCCACTAGCTTAGTCAGCAGCCGGCCGTGGAGTAGCCGATGAGCCCCGAACACGAAAAGCACTTGGCCGGTATCTTGTCGGATCTGGTAAAGGACGTGGATGCCAAGTACCGCAAGGGGCAAGAGGAGCACGGTGGTGCGTTATGGCGCAGGCCCGTGTGGAAGGATGCTTGGGAGGAATGCCTAGACCTATGCACGTATCTACACACTTTACGCATGCAGCTTTCGGTAATTGCCGATCTGGCTTTGCTGGGGGCGAGTGACGAGAGCGTGGCCGCGTCGTCTAGCAGGGAGAGCTGCCGTCAGATTCTCGCTGTGCTCGAAGGATTCCCTAGCGCAGTCGACAAAAAGTGAAGGTAATCCGCAAATGGAAAAAGTGGCTGGCGGTCAGCTGCTCCCACGGGCACCTAGCGAATGCGGCTGCCTGCAAAAGTGCGCTCGAAATGAAGCGTCGGTGGCAGCCGGATACCATTCTGCACTTAGGTGATTTTCTGGATCTATCTGGGCTGATGGGTAGTGCCCGCAAAGATCCAGACAGCCCAGAGCGATCTACCAGCATACGGGAAGACTTTGACGCAGGGCTAAATTTCCTACGAGAGCTGGCCCCACAGATCGTATTTGAGGGCAACCATGAGCACCGCCTGACTGCTCTACAATACTCACCATCGGCGATTGTGGCGCACTGCTGCACCTCTGCGCTGTCCGAGATCCATAACGCCTGTAAGGATCTGCGGGCGCAGTACGTGCCCTACGACATAGAGAAAGGCTGGCGGGAGCTTGGAGGAACGGCATTTGGGCACGGCTTTATGTTTTCGGAGGCAGCCGTGCGTGACCATGTAGAAATGCTCCGCAGGCCTGTGGTTATGGGCCACCTACACCGCGTCGATCGCGTGGCCGGCCGGAGCATCGGTGCGCCGGTGGGCTGGTCGATCGGTTGCTTAGCCGATATCGCCAGCATGCACTACGCCCGGCGCCAGCGGTCGGTTACCCGGTGGCAGCATGGAGTAGCCTGGGGCGAGTACGCAGAGAGCGGGGAAGGGTGTACGGTGAACGTACTGTCGCCCATAGGAGGCGTGTGGCGATACCCGGTGTAGATTGGGCAGCGGCCCTAGACGCCTACGTGGCCGGGGATCGGGAGGAGGTAGTGCCGCCAGGGTGGTTTACAAAAATTGATATCGCAAAGCTGTGGGGCAAAACGCCGGTCTACACAAACAAGGTTTTAACGCGAATGATGAAATCTGGTGGGGCAGAGAGAAAAGTATTCTCGATCAGAATAAAAATATGCGACCGAGGCAGTAAAATAGGGCATTGCCGCAGGGTGCCGCACTATCGGCTAACGCCTAGCAAATCACGCAAAAGCTAGCGTCTATTTTCTTTTGCCAGCTCTTTCACTAGCAGGGTAGTGATATATGCCGAAAGGGATAATCCGCTTTTTCTAGCCATTCGTTCGCCGTTGCGTTTTACTTTTGGGTCAATAGTCAGGTTAGTTTTGACCTTCTTCATAGGGGTCATTGTATGCGTAATAAATACGCATTCAAGTTTAAAAAGAAAAGTTAATGCCAAAAAGAAAAGTATTGCTAATACGCCGTGTATGCGTAGCAAAGGCGTATGCCTCGCCGACCACTCAGCGGTTTAAAGTCTGAAAAGACCAACATTGTTCTTCCAGTTAGAGTGAAAAAGGCGTCACAAAAATTGGCCGCTATTCGTCGGTTATCACTTTCTCAGCTTATTACCCAACTGCTCGCCAGAGCCGCAGGAGAGCAAAGCTAGACATTTATGAGCTCAGTGCGTCTCAACGATACGGCCATGAATCTGCGGAAGCAGGATCGAGCTCTTTCACTTCGCCAATTAGGTGCCGCTTACGGCCTTGGCTATGTGCGGATTAAGCAAATGCGGGAACTGTCAGGCTTTCCGCTGATTGCTGGGAAGATAATGCCCTCTGACTTTGATAAGTGGAGGCTGATGCAGACTGGCCTAAATTCACCGCGTCCCGCAGATCGTCTACGCAGTGCCGCTGGTAAAGCTCATGCACTAGCGTCGAGGAGTGATTCACAAGTCTCATGGCGACAGATTGAGAGCAGCCTGAAAGCCGCAGTCGAGTCACTCGGGTTACCCGGAGCGAATGAAAGCAGTGACGCTTAAGCCCGCAAATGTTGAGCAGGCGACGCCAGCAAAGCGAGGCTCGCGTGCTGGGCACGATGCAAGTGACCTCGCGTCCCTCGGCCTTCATTCTGGCGAGCATCGGTTCGATAGCGGCCGGGATAGGGATGCTAAAAGATTTGCCCGTGCCACCCTTGGGGCAGGGGAACGTAAGGATGCGGTTCTTCAGATCCACGCAATCAAGCGGGATCTGCGTCTCACGAAGTCGGCAGCCAGTAGCCAGGGCAATCTCAAAGCTAACTTTCATCCATTCGGGCACGCCTTCCACGGCCAAAGCCTTCCGGGTAATTTTTATTTCATTGTCCGAAAAGACGGGTTTTACGCGGGCTATCGGGCCCCTTTTAATTCTGTAATCCAAAAGGGCAACGGAGTCCATTTTGCCGAGCAGTCGTCCTTGGCGGTGAATCCATTTAAGAATCTTCAGATCTTGGCAGGCTTGGTTGCGTCCAGCCTTGCCGCCGGACGTGCGGGGAAGGCTTTGGCGCCATCGCAAATAAATCTCACAATCATTTGCAGAAAACGCTTGCAAGGTTGTTTTTTTCTCACTAATAAATCTCGCCAGATGACGCCACGAATTTTTGTAATAAACTTTTGTCAGAGGGCAAACGGGGTGATTTTCAATCAAATCATCAACCCAGTCGTGGCCGCAATCTTTTCGCTTTTCGTTAACGCCAAGTCGGGCTGCGTCAGCCGTTGCCTTTGCGCGATGCAGAGT